ACAGCATGAAGCGCGCCCGGCCGTTCTCGCGATACGCCGGATCCACCGAATGCACAAGATCCAGGATCTCGTCATAGGTGAACAGGGTTGCCGACGCCGCCGTGACCGTCGAGTCACCCGCCGCCGCAACCACGCCGCGGGGCGTGCCCGATCCGGTGCCCGTGGTGAAGTGCGAGTTGGTGATACGCGCGATGCGCTCGCCCATGAGCCGGCCCAGCAGCTCGCCCACGTTGAACGCGGAATCCTGCAGGAGCTGCTGGCTCACCAGGATGTACTTCGAGCTGTAGAGGAACGACTGGAGGACGGTCTGCGCGAACGTCACGCCGCCCTCGTTGGCGACGTTGTTCTCGGTGATGATCTCGCCCGTGGTGCCCGTGTCATTCACGGTCGGAATCGGGAGATCCGCGCCCGTCTCCGTGCGGATGACGGTCGCAACCGACCGCATTCCACCGAAGGCCAGCATGGACACCTCGAGCGCCCGCATGGCTTCGTTCGGAACGAGGTACTGACCGACCGCGCCGGACGTGGTGCCCTGCGCCGTGCGGCGCTCCCACTCCTGCACGTCGTCCTTCGCCAGCGACCGCATGGCGAACTTCGGCAGACGGAAGTTGATCTCTTTCGCGTTCAGGTCGTAGCCGGCGCGCTGCGCGGACTGCACCATCTGCTCGCTGCGCTTGCTGGCGGGAAGCGCCCAGCCGGCCAGGGCGTAGTTGAGGTCTTCCTCGCTGACCTTGCGGCCCGTGTCGGTCACGCGACCGCGGGTCACGACAGGCTCAGGCTCGGTGCGGCGGCCGGTCGTCTCGGCGTAGCTTTCCTGCTTGGACAGCTTCGACAGGAAGCTGTTGACCTTCTCGAGTTCGGTGTCGTTGTCGTCGAAGCGCTTGTTTTCGTCGCCCTGGAGGTCGTAGCGGCCCTCGTCCTTGGCCTTCGCCAGAATGGCGTCGTTGGCCTGGATAAGCTCGCTTTTCTTCTGAAGGAGTTCTTCTTTGGTCATCGTCCGTGTCCTCGTCGTGCGAGGAACGGCAGATGACACATGGCATCGGGTGCGCGTTTACCCACGCACGAACACAAGTAAAAGGTGTTCGCGTTGTGGATAGCGCCCCCGAACGCCGCCGGGGAGGGTCTATCGTTTAACGTCCGCTGTCAGCCGTGAACGCCGCCACGGCCGACCAGTGGACTCGCTGTGTTAGTTAAAGTAAATGCTAGCCCAAATCGCTTTGCTGTGTCAAGTGCTTTACGATGCGCGCTTCCTGACCCGCTGAACCTTCTCGAGCCAGGCGATCCGGTTGCCCTGCCGCTGCTCCCGAAACGACCGCAGGGACCGCTGCGCGACCTGTACATCTGTCGCCTGATACGCCGGAAACGACACGATCGAAACTTCGCTGATCTTCATGTCGTGGACCGTCCTGACCGGCACCTTACCGTCGTGGTCCCAGGAATCCTCGAGCGCGCGGAACCCAAACGACATGCCAGAGATATCACCGCGCGCCACGGCCCGCATCACGTCACGCGCGTAGCTGATCTCGTCATCGGGCTCGATCTCAATCGCCAGCCCCTTGCTGTCTTTCCTGAGCCGCAGTGTCCCTGCCCGTGTTCTGCCGATGACCTTGGCGGAGTCGTGATCCACGAGCGCGCGCACGTCGGCTGCTTCGTTCAGCGTCCGATCCACGGCCTCGGGCGCGATAATCTCGCGGAATCCGCCAAGGTCGGTGCTTAAAGAATGAAACCTGATCGCGTAGCCGCGTATTTTGCGGCCATTGTCAGACGCCTCTGCCCGACACTCTGCCCACGATCTACGTTCCAATTCCATCGATGATTCACGCACAAGCCACCACCTTCCGCTGTTCGACAGATGCTAGGTAGGCTACAGCACGCGCCACAGTCGTAGCTGTATCACCCAATTTGCCTATAGCCCCGTTGCAACCAAAGCACAGTAGTCCTCGCACGGTGCCTGTCTCGTGGCAATGGTCAACCACGAGCTTCTTGCGCCTTGCGCAAATCAGGCACTTACCTTCTTGCGCGTCGACCATTCGCCTGTAATCATCAAGGCCGATACCGTAGACGCATCTGAGCTGTGCGTCCTTCCTGGCTTCTGGATTCCTGCGATTCCATTGGATCGCTATGGCCTTTCGCCGTTCTGGATTGTTGCGTCTCCACTCAGCCGCCTTCGCGTGGACGTGTTCTTTATTCTTCTCGTAGTACAGCCGTTTGGCTTCGCTCACCTTGTCAGGATTGCTCTGGCGGTAACGCCTTGCGTTCTCTGCTTTTCTCCGTCGGTAGCCCTCCGGGTCGGCGTCCCTATACCTGCGCCATTTGTCCTTGTTTTCGGCGTGGTATGCCTTGGCGTCCACTGAAAGCCGCTCACGGTTCTTGTTTCGCCATTCTTTTTGATAAGCCAACATGGCGGTACGCTGTTCAGGCGTTCGCGGGTTCTTCGCACGCCACCGAGCGGCGGCGGCATTGTTCCGCTCACGCTTGTCTATTTCTGTCTCAGCCATGCGCCATCCCTTCACGCATCAGCGCATCCGCCATCGCGTCCCCGCGCTCCTGCTCCCAGCGCCGCAGCGTCCGCTCCAGGTCTGCCGCCATCTGGTCGCCATCTTCGGCCTCGGCCACCAGCCGCAGCGCCGTCGTGGACGTCTCGACATGCTCCGCCACCAGCCGCTCCAGCAGTGCCCCAGGCGCCCCGCCTGTCAAGGCTGTCCACGGCCCCACCAGCGGCCGGAATGCCTGCCGGCAGGTTTCCGCATGGAGCGGATAGAACTGCTCCACCCAGGCTCGCAGCTTCTCTGGTGTGGCCTGGTGCTTCCTGGCTCGGTCCATCTCGCGCTGCATCACGCGGTCTGAGGCATCGACAAACAAGCTCCGCATGGCCGCGAGCAGAGACGCCTTCTGCGCCCGCTGCTTGTCCACTTCGGTGGCAATGTCCGCCCGCGCCCGCGCCAAGTCTGTCTTGAGTGTTTCAGACTCAGCCAGCGCCGCCACGCTCTCGGCCAGATACTTGTCAGCCAGGGCCGTCGCGCCCTTGTTCATGGCGTCGAGTTCGGCATACTGCGCCCTGACTGCTTCCAAGTCGGCCGCGAGCGTCACCGCTTCCCGGTTGGCGTCATCCCGTAACCGCACAGCTTCTGCCGCCAGATCCTTCGTCTCGTCACGCTCACACAACGCCGCAACCCGCGCCAGATCAATAGCGTCCGCTGACGCCCGCAGGTCCAGCGCTGCCTGCTCTGCGCGGACTGCACGCACCGTCACATCCTCGAGCGCCCACGCCGTCGCATCTAGGTCGTTCACGGCCGCGTCACGCTGCTCACACGCAACGCGCCGAGATTCTTCCCGATGGTTAATGACTTGCTCAGCAGCCACGAGCGTACGCGCCGTTAGCTCCAACTCTCCCACCGTGCGCGCCGTCTCAGCCTGCGCCAGCGCCACCGCCTCGGCAGTCGTAGCCCGCACAGACGCCAGATCCGCCAGCGCCATGTCGGCTTTGTCCTCGGCCAACTGCGTCATCTTGCGCGCGAGCTCTACCTGCTCCCGCAGCGCCTTGACTTCTTCCTCGGCATCCGCCTCTGGCTTCGGTGCCACAGGAGCCGGCGGTGGACGCCGCGCGGCCTCGGCATCCGCGCCCATCTTGTCGATCTGCGCCTGCCAGTAATCCCGCGCCAGCTCCAGCGGGATCAGGTTGGTCATCACAAACGCCTGCTCGCCACCGCTGATCGGGTTCTCGTTCTCCAGCCCGCGAATATCGTTCGGCGTGAGTGACCCGACGTTGAACCGCGTCTGGTAGAACGTCCCGCGCGAGGCCGCATCCGCCTGCAGCCGGCCCTTGCGGTTGTGCTCGATCTTCTGGATGTTCTGCTCCAGCGGCATCACGAGCTTATTCTGCAGCTCCTGCTCCCACGTCACCCACCAGGGGTTCAGCGTGTCCGTGTCGTACTCAATGGACAGGTGCTCGATGCTGTTGTAGGACGTGCGCAGCAGGTGATGCAGCTTGTGCGGGTTCACGTTGAACCAGCGGCACACTTCCTCGATCTGAAACTGCCGCGTCTCGAGGAACTGCGCCGCATTCGGCGGCACACCCAGCGCCTGGAAGTCTGCGCCCTCGTAAATCGCCAGGAGCTTGTGCGCCTTGTCGAC